GGAAAAATAGGCACGTCCGCACGACGTGCGTAGAAATGGTGGATTGCTGAACACGTCTCCACGGGCAGGTCGGCGCGGTATGGCCTTCGCCGCCGCACAGGGTGCAGTAGGGCTTCACGGCATCAATCCACGTTGCGGCGGGCGAACTCGTACTTCACCGCCTCCAGCGCGCCCAACACCGAATACACCCGCACTCCGGCCGTCGAGCTCCAGCCGTCAATGACTTCGCCGCCGCGCACCTGTGCGACGACACAGGCAAACGTCAGCTCGCCAGCCTTCGCGCGTGTCAGCATCGTCTCCAGCATCTCCACGAGGTGCTGACTGGGTGCCGGCGGTGCCAGCAGATCAACCACTGGGCTGCTCACGATGCCTCCGCGAGCGTCAGACACCAGTTGGCCTCGTACTGGCGGCGGTTCTGCAGGCCGCGCACGAAGACGCCGCCGGCATAGCTCCACACCGGCCGGCCATCGGGCCCACGCGCGAGTGCCTTGCAGGCTGCCTCCCGGTTGCCGACACGCATCAGCTGCGCCGCGCGCGAGCCGCAGGCCGCCGACTTCCCGACGTTGATCGCGAAGAGCGTGAAGGCGTCGAAGCTGTTCTGGTCCAGCTTGTCGGCCGGAATGCAGGCCAGCACCGCGCGGCCGTACTCGGTGGCGGTCTGAGCGTCGATGGCGTCGCACTGCGCCTGCGTCAGGCGCTCACCCACAGGCCGCGGCGGCTGCGTCCGGCCGCTGCAGTAGGTCGGCAGGCCGCCAGCCAGCCTGTCAGCGTAGACGGTCAGCTCCTGGCTTTCCCAGCGATGCATGCCCGCAAGGATCGCGGCTCCGCCGAGCACCAGGGGCGCGGCAATCTTGGCTGCGGTGCCGAAGTTCGAGCCGGCCATCAGCCTTCTCCCCCAAGCTCGCCCAGGTCCGTGTCCGAGGACTTGCCCCGCTTCAGGCGAGCCATGCGGGCCTCGTGTTCGGCCTGCTGCCGGCGGTCGGCCTTCGCCTTGTAGTACCAGTTCACGGCCAGGCCGACGACGGCAACCACGATACCGATGACCACGGTGGCCTCGCTCGACAGCAGCCAGCCGAGCACCGAGGTGGCCGCGCCGCCATAGGTGGACTTCGAGGCAACAGCCGAGGTCGCTGCTTCAAGAGCTTCTTTTTCCATAGTGCTCCCTTCAGCCGGCCTTCGCGGCCTCGATCTGTTCGACGATCTCGCCGGCGGAGCGCAGATGCGCTTCCAGCGTGCGCTTCAGCTCCTTCATGCGGTCGAGGACTTCTGCGTCCTTTGGCGGCTGCGGCTCTTCCGGCGCCGGCGGCAGCAGGCGCACCTCCCACGCATCCTTCTCCGGCAGGTAGAAGGGCCACTGAATGCGGCTGTCGTAACCGCCGGGCGGCGGCACTGTCGTGGCCCAGGCCGGGCAAAGCACCGTGCCGGGCTCCAACTGGCAGAAGTCCACCGGGCTGGAGCCGGTGTAGGCCTTCGTGTCGGGGTCGTAGTGGAAAACGTACATGGTGTTCCTTCAGTACTTGATGAACCACGGCCACGCGATGTTTCGCATCCGTGCCTCGCTGCCCTGCGCCTGGATCGAAATGCCAGTAGCGGTTGACCAGAGCCCAGCACCGCGGACATCGGTCTGGATCGAGTGGTTGTGGTTGCCAGCGCCGGCGGTGTTTTGCCCCGTGGGAGCCCAGACCACCGTGTTGCCGGAAAAGGCGCCTGCACCGGAATTCGTCCAGCCGGTGTATTGGTGGGAGTGATCGCCCGAAGCGCTCGTGTTTCCCTGGTGCGCGTGGCCAGGGTCCGGGTGGGTGTGCGACGGATCGTTCACGCCGTGCGAGTGCGATGCGTTCGCGTGATCCTGGAACGTTCCGATCAGTCGCCCGACATCCAGCCCCCGCGACTCGTCAAGACCTCGGATGACCATCGCTCGCGTGTCCGGAATGCGGAAGGTCGTCGATCCATCTCCCACAGAGAAGCGGCCCCAGGCGCCAGCGGTCCACTCCGCCTCAGTTACGAGCCCCTGCGCGGACGCATAGGCAAACAACGCCGCATAGGTGGTGCGAGACAGCAGCACGCCGTTGCCCTTGACCCACCCTGGCGCCGAGGTTCCCCCGATGAAGGGAACGCACATGCCGACTGGAATGCCGCCACCATCGCGCAGGGTCGCGATGAATGCGCCGTGGAAGCGCAGCTGATCGTCGAGGGTAGAGGGCGGGTCGACCGAGCCGTCCGGACCGTTCTGCGCCGGGTTCGTTGACAGCGAATTGATGTCGGTGATGACTGCCATTGGTGGTACTCCAGAAACGAAAAAACCCGCCGAAGCGGGTTTGAAGGGAAAAGAGGGCGCGGCCTACAATGCGCCGATGGAAGGCCTAAGCCCACACGCTCAATACCTGATCTGGAAAGCGCTCGCGCTTTTCGTGATCGTGGGCGTCGTCTGCTTTCTCTACGGCCTACTCACCGGCCGACGGCTAGGACAGGGGCGGTCCGATAAAGAAGAGGCCCGAAAGCGGTAGACCCAGCCAGCGCCGGCTGCTGCGCACGCGCAAGCAGCTCGCGCTCATAGGCCGCGATGGCGCGGTCCAACTCCGCAGGATCCGACAACAGGCCGCCAAGGCGCGCGGCCTTTCCGCGCTTCGCGGACTCGCGCAGCGCATCGAGCATCGGTCCGGTGAATCGGCCCACGAACGGCGTGCGGCTGGCCAGCAGGTTGACCGCACGACTGTCGAGCATCCCGAGCCCCAGCGCGTTCTGCACGTTCTGCGACGTGTTCGAGCCCGCGGCGCGGCCCAGGTCGCGCGCGTCGGATGCGCGCTTGAGGTCGGCGCCCACGCCCGTGAGCCTGGCTCGCTCGCCTTCGTCAAACAGGCCGCGGATGGCGCCGCCGTGCGCGTCGAGCCAGTCATTGAAGGCCTTGCTGCGCAGCGTGCCTTCGCTGGTCACGCGCCGCGATGCATCGGTGGTGGCGTAGCTCTTGAGCGAATCGAGCACCGGATCACCCAGGCGCATCCGCTTCAGGGCCTCGATGTCCTCGGCCTGCGATAGCCGCGGCGAAAAGAACTTCGGCGCGAGCTCGCCGCCCTCCACCGAGTAGTTGCCGTCGCCGCCCTTGCGGAACATGCCGGCCTGCGGCCCGCGTGCGAAGCGGTCCTGCTTGTCGGCGTGCAGGTCGATGGCCTTGCGCCACTGCGCCACCACATCGGGCGGGAAGTTCTCGGCAGCGTCGCCCTGCCCGATCTGCACGAGATTCACGCGCTTGTCGATGTCGGCCTTCATGCTGTCGAGCGCCGCCGCTTCCTTGTTCGCGCCACGCATGCGTGCCTGCTCGGCGGCCTCGCCAATCGAGCTGCGCAGGTTCTGCACGGTCTGAAAGGGCACGGTCTTGCGAATCACCTCGGCGCCCGGCGCCTCGCCCTGCGCGGCCTCCATTCCAGCGCGAAAGACGTTGCTACGGTCAGCGCCCTTGGCGAACACCTTGTCCCCACCAGCGTGGATGCGCAGCACCTCCAGCAGCGTGGCGGGATCTTCGTCGGGGAGGAACCCCTGCGCGTGCATCGCCTGCGCCAGCGTGTCGGGCGATTGGCCGCGGCCGTTCTGGATGATCGATCGCATGCCGCCGCCGGCCTGCTTCAGGTCGGCAATCTCGCCGGCCAGTGCCTGCGCGCCGGGCGAGTCCTGTTTGATGCCGCCCAGCGACTTGATCGCGTCCACGATGGTCTGCCCCTGGCGGCGCACACCCGGCGCTGTGGCAGCGGTGATCGCCGGCAGCACCTCGGTGCCCACGTCGGTGGCCGTGTCGATGGCCGCCTGCGCCTTGCTGCCGGTGCCGAACGTGCCCGGGCCCAGGAACTTGGCTTTCGACGCCTCCATCTCGGGCAGCGGCAGATAGAAGCTGGTTTCGTTGAACGGATCGACCGCATCGAAAGCCTGCCGCACCTCCTTCGAGGCTGCAGCCCGTGCATCGGTCGCCAGCGGCGCGATGGTGTTGCCGAAGTTGGTTCGAGCGGCGGGCAGATCCGCTGCCACCGGCGCGATGTCGTTCAGCACGCCGAGCCGGGCCGCGTTCTGCGCCTGATCCTTGGCGATCAGAGCCGGCGCACCACCAGGCGCATTGCGCACGCTGCGCTCCAGCTGCGAGATCTCGGGGTTCTGCAGGATCTGCGCGACGGTCGGGGCCTCGGGCACGATGTTGGGCCCCTGCTGCTGCAGCGCCGCTCGCACGGCGGGGATGTCGGCGGGCGCGATGTCGCCAGCCTGCAGGATTGCGCGTGCATCGGTCGCGGCCTGCGGCGTGAAAAGGCGACGTAGGCCTGCGCCAAGGGCGTTCGTGCCGAGCCCCCATGCCTGCAGAGCAGGCGGCAGCGCTCCACCGATGGCCGCACCGAGCAGCGCCTCATCGGGATTGATGAGCCCCGCCGAGGCACCGCCTGTGACCGCGCCGCCTGCACCGCGCAACGCGACATTGCCAGCCTTGCCCAACAGCGTGGCCGGCGCGAGCCCCGTGCGAAAGCCACCGGTCGCGATGGCATCGGCCAGCGGAGCCAGAACCGGCGCAGCTGCGCGCACGGGTGCGGCTACAGCGCCACCGACAGGCATGGTCGCCAGCACGTTGCCGCCGATCCGCCCACCCGTGAACCAACCGTTCCCGGCGTTGTCGCGGTTGAAGGACTCGAGCGAGGCCGCGCGTTGCGCGTTGTCCCGCTCGGCCGGGCTCATCGGCTGCTGGCCGGTCACCAGGCTGGAAACGCCGCGCTCCTGCCGGCGCAGGTTCTCCGGCAGCATCCATTGAACGTCCGGGTTCGTCGGCATGGCGTTCGCGCCCGCCTTCGTGCCGCTGTTCATGATGGTGTTGCCGAGGTCGGCGAAGCCCGAGGCTACGCCCTTGAGCATTGCCGGCACATCCGGATTGATGTCGAAGGCGGCCAGCATCGGGCCAACGAGCGGGATTGCGGCATTGGCGGCGCGGCGCACGGGGTCGGTGCCGGCGGGAGCCGTCTGCGCCTGTTGCTGCGGGCGTGCCGGCGCTTGCGCGCTGGCCGTCGCCGCCGGTTGCGCGAACCGGGCGCCGAGCTCGGCCCACGGGTCGGGCTCCTGCGCGGCCTGGCGGGCGCCGGGCGCGAACTGCGCATTCAGCGCGGCCCATTCGTCGGAGGGCGCATCCTGCTGGGGTGCGCGTGCTTGAGGTTGTCCCATGGCGGCCGTGACCTCCCTGATGTAGTTGCGCGTCTCTGCGGGGGCGGCGTCCATGCCCTTGCGAGCGAGGTTCCCCTGCCCCCAGTTGTAGGCCGCCAGCGCCCGCGGCAGGTCCCCGGCGTACTGGCGCAGGAGGTCCGAGTACATGCGTGCGGCGCCCGTGGCGGCCTGCGTGAGGTTGTTGGGGTCAGCCACGCCATACTGCTGCGCGGTGGCGTCCATGAAGCCCATGTGACCCTTGGCGCCCTTCGGCGAGAGCATCGCGCGGCCGCGGCTCGACTCCTGCGCCCACACAGCATCCAGCAGGCCCGAGGGGAGTCCGTACTGAGATTCAAGCTGGCCGAAAAGCTCCATCATCGGCTCCAGCGCTGCAGGGCCGGATCAGCCCAGATCGAGCCTTTGATCTTTCGCCACTCGCGGTCCACGCGCGTGAGGTCGCCGGCCTTCTGCGCCAGCGGCAGCGCGGCCTCGTAGTACTGCGCGCGGCGCTGATCTTGGTTGGCCTGCGCCTGCGCCAGGTCGAGGATGAAGTCGTTCGCCGCCGGCGTGTTCTGCAGCGACACGTAGGTCTGATTGATGCGCTTCGCGTCGCCTTCAGTCGCAGTGCCCTTCTGCTCGACCTGCTTTTTCATCAGACGATCCATGGCCACCGCCTGAAACTTCTGCGCGTTGGCCGCGAACATCTCCGCATTCTTCGGCGCAATGCCCAGACCAGCCAGGACACCGGCCGCGGTCGCTTTCGTTTCGGTCCCCCAACCCGTATTGAGGTCGATGGTGCGCAGGGCCTGGATGTTGGTCAGGGCATCGGATGCAGCATTGCCCGCGTCAAGCGTCGGCTGATAGGCGTTCTTGATCCAGTTGTCGTTCAGCGCCTCGGCGGATCTCTGGCGCACCGGGTCGCGGCCGGCCATAAAGCCGCCACCTTGGCCAGGCATGCCGCCCGCACCTGCCGGCCCATCCGACCCGCTGCCCGTCGCAACCTGCAGCCGCGGGACATAGTAGGTGTTACCGTCCGCGCCCTGCACCGGCACCGTGTCGAGCGACGCCTGCGTGGTCTGCCGCTCGCGATCGGCGCCCACGGTGAAGGGATACTTCGCCGCCTCGGTCGCGCGCGTGGTGGCGCCGGCCTCGGTGCCCTTGATGGCCGCATTCGAAGCCACGTAGCCTGCAGCAGGCCGGACCGAACCGTCCGGACCGATCTCCATGCCGGCATCGAGCTTCGGCAGGTAGCGCACGGCGCCCGTCATCGGGTCTTTGTAGTAGTTGCCAGCAACCTGCTGCACGCCGTCTGTGGCGTACTTGTACTGGTTGAACAGGTTTTCCGCGCCCTTCATGCCCATCGCGGTCATCAGCCCGATGTCGTTCAGGCTCAGCGGATACGCGCCGCCGGCGCCACCCGAAGGCGCAGCCACACCAGCACCAGTACCACCAGCGCTGCCGCTGCCAGCCGGAGCACCACCTACTGGCATGGGCGCGACGCCACCGCCGCCGGCACCAGAACCGCCAGAGGGGGCGCCACTACCAGCGAAGCGGCCAGCGAGCAACCGGCTCAGCTGCATTTCCTGCGCAGCTTTCTGCAGTGCCAGCTGCTGCTGAGCATTGGTCACCTGCTGCTGTTGGTAGTTCTGCAGCGCGCCCGAGATGCGCTGCCCAGCGCTCATGGGCGTGGGCGAGTAGCCGCCAGCGGCGAGCAACTGCAGACCGAGCTGCGCGTCGGGCGATTGGAGAAGGTCAAGCAAGCCAGCCATGTTCGCTCCTTACCAAGCCGTGTTGCCCGACGCCGCGGCAGCCGCATTGGCGCCCGTGTCGCCGATGCCGCCACCGGCAACCATGCCCGGGCCACCACCCGAGGTCCAGAGGTATGACAGCGGGTTCGCAGGCTGCAGCTGATAGGCGCTCGCCTGGCGGCCGTAGATGTTGTTCGGGTCCGCGCCGCCGTTGTTGAAGTAGGCCGACATGTCGCGGTAGGCCTGCGTACCGGGCTGCGGAGTGGGCATGCCGTACTTGAACGAACCATAGCCGCCGGCACCGATCAGACTGCCATCCGGGTTCTGGCCACTTCGATTCATGCCGTTGAGCACGTCGCCCTGCTGCACGAAGTTGCCTGCATCCTGGCTCGTAGCTGCCGCCGGCGCGGCCGCTGGCTTCGCGCCCAGCACCGAGCGCTGCCCGAGATCCGGGGCATTGTCCGAGAGCAGGCCCGCCCAGTTCCAAGCCTGCGGCCGTGCGCTCGGGTTCTTGGGGTCGAAGCCAACCTGCTGGCCGCCGATCTGTCCCAGCAGACTCGGCACCAGGGTGCGCATGTAGTCGTTCAGCGCGTAGCTGTTGTCGTAGGCGGCCTGTTGCTGCGGACTGAAGGGGTTCGCCGTCAATTGGTTTTGCAGGTTCATTCCGCTCATGATGTTGGACAACATCCACGGCTGCGCCATCGCCCACGGCTCGCTCGACGACTGCTGGCTGCTGCCACCACCGCCCTTGCCGTCCGCCATCACGTTGTTGACCACGGCGCCGCCGATGGCCCCGACGACGCCCCAGGGCATGCACAGCGTCGCGCGCTGGTGTTTGAAGAAAAGGGGCATGTCAGATCCTTTCCGTCTTGATGCAGACGATCATGGTGATGCGGTCCACCGGGCTGTCGTTCGTCACCCAGTGCGTGTAAGCGTTGTCGAACCAGTAGATGTCGCCGGGGGCGGTCACGAGCTTTTCGCCTTCGAAGTGAAAGGCCTGTTCGGGCGCTGCGGCGATCTGCACGGCGAACTTGTCGTAGTAGCGGGCATGCCATCCCGGGTCGGTGTGCGGCTTGCAGATCTGGCCCGGCTTGATGCGCGTGATGAGCACGCCACCCAGGCGCTCACCGCGCACTCCGGCCATGAGCGGAAACACGATGTCGCGCACGGGCAGCACGTCGGCCGGCGGATACCAAATCGAGTCGTGCGAGCCATCCAGCTGCATGGTTTTCGGGTCGGCGAAGCGAGCCCAGATGTCGGAGAGGCCGTGGTGCGGCGAATCGTCGGGCGCGGTGCGCGCGGTCTGCTGATCCCACAGCTCGGGATGCGCATCCAGCGCGGCACACATCGGCGCGACATTGAGGCCTCGCCATAGCAGTTTGATGTGGCTCATCGTGCGAGCCCCTGCGCAATGGCCTGCATCTCGCCCGGGCTGCTGTCCTCGGCGATCAGCACTTCATCGACGGCGCCCGGGTCCGTGCAGTCGGTCGCGTGGATGCAGTACCAGACCACATCCGTGAGCGCACGAATGCCGTGGTGCTTGCCGGCCTCGATGGTGATGCAGGCCGGCGCAGCGAGGATCGACCGCACGCCGTCGACCTGCACCTCGACCGTGCCGCAGGCCAAGATGGACAGGTGCGCATGCTCGTGCTTGTGCTGCACCAGCACATGCCCTGCCCCGACGTGCGTTTCCTTGGCGTAGACGCCGCCGCCGAAGTGGTGGGCGATGCCGAGATCAACCGTAGGAGACATTGGCCGAATTCCCGTTCTGCTGGAAGGTGTTGCCGTAGCCGTTGTTGGCCGCGCTCTGGTTGATGCTCTGGTAGCTGTTGCCGCTGCCGTTCCACCAGTTGCCGAAGGCATTGCCCAGCTGCGCGCCACCCAGCGCGGAAGTGATTGGACTGGTGCCGCCGCCGGTGGTGCCGGTCGTGCTCGAGGTCTGGCCGCCGCGGCCCATCGCGCCGGCGAGGTTCGAGAACTGCGTGAGGTAGTTCAAGGGCGTGTTCTGGTAGTTGGTGCTGTTCGTGATGTCCTGGCCATTCAGGCCGCCCAGCATGCCCAGCAGGCCGAGCCCCGTCTGCAGGTTCTGCTGGTTCTGGCCGTAGGCATCGTTGTAGAGCGAGCGATCGAACTGGTTCTGCCATTGCTGGTTGTTCGTGTCGAACTGCTTCTGCCACTGGTACATGCCCTGCTGCTGCGTGTAGTCGTTGAAGCGCAGCTTCGAGGCCAGATCGCCGAG